AGCAATGACAGTTACAGGTAACGCTAATGTTGGTAACTTAGGATTTGGTAGTGGTGTAATTACAGGTACAGGTAACATCACAGGCGGTAATATTATTGGTACTATTGCTGCAGGAAGCAATACAATTACCACAACTGGTAATATCACATCAGGTAATGCTAACTTAGGTAACTTAGTAACAGCAAACTTTGCTACAACAGTATTGACAACAGCAGCAGCAAGTCAACCAAACATTACTAGTGTTGGTACATTAACAACTCTAGGTGTAAACGGTACTGTTACAGCAGTTAATATTACTGCTAATACAGGTGTGTTCACTGGTAATGGTAGTGGTTTAAGTGCTATCGCAGGTGGCAACGTAACTGGACAAGTAGGTAACGCATTAATTGCTGGTACAGTATATACAAATGCACAACCTAATATTACAAGTGTTGGTACATTAACTTCATTGGCTGTAACTGGTTCAGTAACAGCAGGTAACTTGTATGCTAATACAGGCAATGCTAACATTGGTAACTTAACAGTTAACGGTACGTTGACCGCATCAAGCATTGCTGGTATCAGCACACTTGCAGATGGTAACAGTAACGTTAACGTAGTTGCTAACGGTAACATCAACTTAAGCGTTACAGGTACTGCTAACGTATTAGTTGTTACTTCAACAGGTGCAAACGTTACAGGTTACGCAAACGTAACTGGTAATATCAATGGTGCTAACATCATAGGTAATCATTATGGTAATGGTAGTGCGTTGAGTTCTATCACTGGTGCTAACGTAACTGGCGCTGTTGCTTATGCAACTACTGCTAACTCAGTAGCTGGCGCTAACGTAACTGGCGCTGTTGCTTATGCAACTACTGCTAACTCAGTAGCTGGCGCTAACGTATCAGGTGCTGTTGGTCTCGCTACATATGCAACAACAGCAAATGCAGTTGCAGGTGCTAACGTATCAGGCGCTGTCGCTTATGCTACTACTGCTAACTCAGTGGCAGGTGCTAACGTAAGCGGACAAGTAGGTAATGCATTAGTTGCAGGTACTGTTTATACAAATGCGCAACCTAACATTACATCAGTTGGTACATTAACATCATTATCAGTAACAGGCAATATTACAGCAGGTAATGCTAACGTATCTGGTCAATTAATTTCAACTGTTGCAACAGGTACTGCTCCTCTAGTAGTTACATCAACAACTACCGTTGCTAACTTGTCAGTTGCTACAGCAACTACAGCGGGTACAGTGACAACAGCGGCACAACCTGCTATTACTTCAGTTGGTACACTAACAAGTTTGGGTGTAAGTGGTACAGTAACAGCATCAGCATTTACTGCTAACACAGGTATATTCTCTGGTAACGGTGCTGGCTTAACACAGTTGACAGGTGCTAACGTAACAGGTGCAGTGGCATATGCAACTACTGCTAACTCAGTAGCAGGTGCTAACGTAAGTGGTCAAGTAGGTAATGCATTAGTTGCAGGTACTGTATACGGCGCCGCACAAGGTAACATTACAAGTGTTGGTACATTAACATCACTTGCAGTAACAGGTAACATCTCTGGTAGTAACATCATTGCTAACTCAGGTGGCGCCCATTATGGTTCAGGTGCTGGTTTAACAAATATTCCTGGCGCTAACGTAACAGGTACATTGAGTATCCCAACAACAAGTTATGCGGCTACCGTGTCAAGTGCATCACAACCTAACATTACATCAGTTGGTACATTAAGTTCATTGACTGTTACAGCAACAATCACAGGTTCTGTAAGCGGTTCTGCAGGTACTGCAGGTACAGTAACAACAGCGGCTCAGCCTAATATCACATCAGTTGGTACACTAAGTTCACTAGCAGTAACAAACGGTATTACTGGTGCAAGTTTGTCGGTTGGTTCAGGTGCAGTAACATTAGGTACATTGACAACTGGTGCAAATACAACAGCAGGTACTATTACTGGTAACTTCTCACTAAGTGCAGGTAGTAAACTTAATGCCACATACGCTGACTTGGCAGAACGTTATGTTGCTGATAAAGCATATGAACCAGGTACTGTTCTAGTGTTTGGTGGTGATCATGAAGTTACTGCATTGGGAACAGCAGACAACACAAGAGTTGCCGGTGTAGTATCAACTAACCCTGCTTACTTGATGAATAGTGAATGTGCAGGTGAATTTGTTGTAGACTTAGCATTGATGGGACGTGTTCCATGTAAGGTTCAAGGACCTGTTGTGAAGGGTGACTTAATGGTTACATCTGAAGTTCCAGGATACGCCAAAGCAAACAATGAAGCACGTGCTGGTACAATCATTGGTAAGGCTTTACAGTCCTATAATGGTGACACACCAGACGGTATAATTGAAGTCTTAGTAGGTAGATGTTAATTAATTTGTATTAATCAGTAAAATTGCTGATAAGTACTACTGATGAACGTTTTCCTACAAGATTTTTACACTAGACTCCGTACTTGGAATGATCTAAAAACCAATCTAACAGAAAAGGACATTGAAACCATATGCATCGAAGTAGATGCATTTTGGCAACAATGTCCATTGCGCAATCACTATCTACATCCAGATGACATAGAAACATGGCCTGACCCATGGCAATTGCTTAGTGACAACGATTATTGTTACTACGCACGTGCATTGGGAATGGTTTATACCCTTTTCTTATTGGGAATAAAAGACGTTGACATTGTGGAAGCAACCGATTATAATAACGTAGATGTTGTATTAGTCCTGGTTGACAACGCAAAATATATTATGAATTACTGGCCAAGGTCGGTAGTAAATACTACTCTAACAGAATTTAAGGTAAACAAGAAAATCGGTATCGAGACAATAATTAAAAAAATAGGCACAGTATGAGAATCAACGTAACCAAAAGATCAGGTATAACAGAGCCACTTCAAATTGAAAAGTGGCAAGCACAAGTAGCAAAAATTTGTAATGGAATCGCAGATGTAAGTCAATCAATGATCGAAATCAAGGCTCAACCACATTTCTATGATGGCATTACAACCAGAGCAATTGATGAACTAACACTACGTGCTATTGTAGATTTGATTGACGTAGAAAACAATCCAGACATTGGTCATACGAATTATCAATATGTAGCAGGCAAGCAACGTGTAAGCATGTTGCGTAAGGATGTATATGGATCCTACCAGGTTCCGCACCTCTATGATATTGTTAAAAAGAATATTGATGTTGGTTTGTATACTCCTGAATTACTAGAATGGTATACAGAAGAAGAATGGAACAAAATGAATGATATGCTTGACCATGAAAAGGACGAGCAATATTCATATGCCGCCATTGAGCAAATGATTGAAAAATATCTAGTGCGCAATCGTGCTACAAAGGAAATTTATGAAACTCCCCAGATTAGGTATATTGTGGCTGCAGCCACAGTTTTTCACAAAGAAGAACCAAACAGCGCAAGAATGCGTTACATCAAAGAATATTACAACGCCGCTAGTGATGGGTTGTTCACATTGGCTACGCCAGTTTTGGCAGGGCTTGGTACACCTACTAAACAATTTAGTAGTTGTGTACTTATTCGCTCGGATGATGATTTGGACAGTATTTTCGCAAGTGGAGAAATGATGGCTAAGTATGCTAGCAAACGTGCTGGTATTGGCTTAGAGATTGGCAGATTGCGCCCCTTAGGTAGTCCTATTCGTGGTGGCGAAATCATGCACACAGGTATGATTCCATTCTTAAAGAAATGGTTTGGTGACCTTCGTAGTTGCAGTCAAGGAGGTATTCGTAATGCAAGTGCTACAGTATTTTATCCCATTTGGCATCATCAGTTTGATGATCTTATTGTTCTTAAGAACAACCAAGGCACAGAGGAAACTAGAGTTCGACACATGGACTACGGAGTTGTCCTTAGCGCATTCTTTTGGCGCCGTTTTAAAAACAAAGAAAACATCACATTCTTTGATCCGAATGAAGTACCAGACTTATACGAAGCCTTTTATAGTAACACAACGTTATTTGAAGAACTCTATGTAAAGTATGAAAAACGCAAGGATTTGCGTAAAAAGACTATGAGTGCCGAAGAAGTATTCAAAAGCGGTATATTAAAAGAAAGAACAGATACTGGTCGAATCTATCTTGTATTCATTGATAACGTAATGAATCAAGGTCCTTTTGATACAGAGTATCATACAATTTATCAGAGTAACCTATGTTGTGAAATTCTATTACCTACTAAGCCTTTTAAGCGTTTGGATGATGATGCTGGGCGTATTGCTCTATGCACTTTGGGGAGTATTAATTGGGGTGCGTTCCGTAACCCTGAAGACATGCGCCGTGCTTGTCGTATCCTTCAGCGCAGTCTTTGTAATATATTGGATTACCAAGACTATCTCTCTATTCAATCTAAACTAAGCAACGATGAAATCAGTCCATTAGGCATTGGTGTTACCAATCTAGCATATTGGCATGCCAAACGAAATTACAAATATGGCGAACCAGATGCATTACAAGATGTTAAATCATGGATGGAACATCAAGCATACTATCTTACAGAAGCCACTGTTGAACTTGCAAAAGAACGTGGTGCATGTGTAGATAGCGATAAGACATGGTATGGCAAGGGTATTTTCCCTTGGGAACGTAGATCAAATGGAGTAAACGAATTAGCAGATTTTGCTCCTGAACTTGATTGGGAAACATTACGTACTGATATGAAACAATATGGAGTACGTAATGCAACACTAATGGCTATTGCACCTGTTGAAAGTAGTAGTGTTGTTATTAATAGCACAAATGGTATTGAATTACCAATGAGTTTGATTAGTGTTAAAGAAAGCAAGGCTGGATCATTTATTCAAGTTGTTCCAGAATATGCAAAACTTAAAAACAAATATCAATTGATGTGGGATCAACGTGACTGTGATGCATATCTAAAGACAGCAGCCATTCTAGCTGCATACGTAGATCAAAGCATTAGTACAAACACATTCTATAACCCTGCACACTTTGCTGATCGTAAAGTACCTACTACACTAATTGCTAAGAACTTAATGCAAGCACATCATTGGGGATTAAAAACTTTCTATTACAGTTTAATCAACAAGGCTGGTAGTAAGAGCCAAGATGAACTGGTAGATTTACCATCAGAATTGGTAAACATGGAAGAAGAAGATTGCGAAGCGTGTAAATTATAATGTATCACATACAAGATAATTTTTTAGAAGATACAGATTTATCCTTTCTGCGTAAAAGTGCGGATAAACATTATAAAGGTAAGTTTGGAAAAATCTTTGAAAGCCATTCTGAGGCAGTTCCTTATAGAAATTTAGATGGTGATTTGACCACACCCTTAATTGGTATGGGGTCAGGTATTATACCAGTTATTGAGAAAATAAAAAATGTTTTGAGTAACTATACTGAAAAGTTAAATCCAATAGAAAACGTTTTCTTTCAGTATTGCAGTCCTGGATATATAATTCCTTTACATCAAGACAATATTAGAGCACCTATTAAACATACAACAGAAGTTTCTTTTTTGACAGAAAATTATAAGGCTTTTATTTATTGTAATGAAAAATGGGAAGAAGATTGGGGTGGTCAATTATGCTTTCATGGAGTAGAAATTTTACCTATCCCCAATCGACTTGTTATATATAGTACTGATGAAGAGCATTGGGTTAAAGAAATTAAAGCAGAAGCAACCGTACTTAGAACCTTTTTTGGGGTTAGATTTGGATATGAAACAAGATGAGTAAACAACAATACAACTTAAACACAAAGACAGACTATCTTAATCGTAAGATGTTTCTTGACCCTCAGGGTCCTGTAACCATTCAACGATTTGAGGAAGTCAAATATAAAAAGATTGCTGACTTTGAAACAACAGCACGTGGATTCTTTTGGGTACCTGAAGAAGTATCATTAAGTAAAGATGCAAATGACTTCAAAGAGGCAAGTGATGCCGTCAAACATATCTTTACAAGTAATTTGTTAAGACAAACTGCATTAGATAGTTTGCAAGGACGTGGCCCTAGTCAAATTTTTACACCAGTAATTAGTTTGCCTGAATTAGAGGCACTTGTTTACAACTGGACATTCTTTGAAACAAATATTCACAGCCGTAGTTATAGCCACATTATTCGTAACATTTATAATGTACCTAAGGATGTATTCAATACAATTCACGACACACAAGAAATTGTTAACATGGCAAGTAGTGTTGGAAAATACTATGATAACTTGCATAAATTAAATTGCGCCTACGAACTAGACGGAGATATCGCAGAAGAAGATCACATTAAAGCAATCTATATGGCATTACATGCAAGTTATGCATTGGAAGCATTTAGATTCATGGTGAGTTTTGCCACAAGTCTAGCAATGGTCGAAAACAAAATCTTTATTGGTAACGGTAATATTATTAGTTTGATTTTACAAGACGAACTATTGCATAAAGGCTGGACAGCATATCTTATCAATCAAGTTGTTAAAGAAGATAATCGTTTTGCCGCTATTAAACAAGAGTGCGAACAAGAAGTATATCAACTATATATGGATGTTATACGTGAAGAAAAAGAATGGGCTGATTATTTGTTTAAGATGGGTCCAGTCATTGGTCTTAACGCAAACATTTTAAAAGACTTTGTTGATTATACAGCAGTAAGTGCATTGAAAGAAATCGGTATTAAGTATCAAAATCCTGCACCAAAGAATAGTCCTATTCCGTGGTTCAATAAGCATAGTGACACTAGTAAGAAACAAACAGCATTACAAGAAAATGAATCAACGAATTACGTAATTGGTGTAATGAGTGATTCTATTGATTATGACGAACTTCCGAATTTATAATATGACTTGGTTTTTAAACGTAACATTATTTTATATTTTGGCTTTTATAGTCAATTGGAATATTAACCCCTGCTATCCGTTAGAGTATTTTGCCTTAGGATATATTCTAACACTAGCAATACCGCTTTTTATTAAAAGGAGAACAACATGAAAGCAATCGTTTGGAGTAAGTACAACTGCCCTTATTGCGACCAAGCAAAGGCATTATTAAAGCAACGTAATATCCCATTTGAAGAAAGAAAAATCGGTGATGGGTATACCAAAGAAGAACTATTAGAAGCAGTCCCCACAGCACGTACTGTTCCTCAAATCTTTTTAGATGAAGAATATGTAGGTGGTTTTGATCAACTAAAAGTACGTTTGGCTGCGTAATGTTTGGACCCAGTATAGGACTATACGGAGATAGTTTTGGTACTGGGTCACTACCCAAGATCGATGGTAACTATGATATTGGATTCAATTACCATTGGTCTAAAATAATAGAAAACCAATATTCTTGTAAAATTACTAACTACTGTGAAAGTGGTGCATCTGTATACTATGCTTATAAGAAGTTTATAGAAACACACCACTTACACGATATCAATATATTTTTAATAACTACATTTGGTAGATACAGTCACGAAATAAATTTAGAAATAAATGGCAAACATCGTATTGTAAATCTAGCACATTTGTTAACTTACTTTGATTACAAAAATCTAACTAAAAAAGATATAGAACTTCTTAATAACTTAAAAGGTTGGTATACTTGTATAGACGATACTGAACAAAAAGATATTGAAGAGTTAATGGTAGAAAAAGTCTTAAAATTAAGACCTGATACAATACATATTCCATGCATGGATTGGTTATCTAACAAGTACAGTTTGTGTAATAATCCTAAAATGACTTTATTCGAACTTTATGTTAATCAACAACAGCAACTAAATCTTAACAATACAAATGTTAAAGAAAACACATGTTGGATTTCTGGACATTTTACTCCTGAATTCAATCAATTATTTGCTAGTTTCTTGCAAACTAAAATAGATACAGGATATTGGGAGACATGGAATATCCCAAAAATTCAATTTGGTCCCAATGTAAAAGAATATTTCATTTCAACGTGATTTTCACGTGATAAGTACAATACAAAGAGGAAACATTATGAACTTAACAGTTGGATCAGTATATTCATTTAAACTAAATTCAGGCGAAGAATTAATCGCCAAAGTAAAAGACGCTAGCGACTCGGGCTTTATCATTGTATCAGAGCCAGTTAGTGTTGCCCCTGCAAATCAGGGTTTGGGTCTAGTCCCAAGTTTATTCACCGCAGACCCCAAGAATGAATATAGACTAAATACTAATAGCATTGCTATCTATGTACTCACAGACGATAACGTTAAAATGAAGTACATTGAAGCAACCACAGGTATTAAAGTACCTGAGAAGAAACTAGTATTAGGATAAAATATGGCACAGTTAAGCAGGAAAGGCGATCAAAATGCGGTCGGTGGACAGATTGTTCGCGGCGCCGGATCCGTGTTTGCTGATAGTATTGCAGTTGGATTGCATGTGAGTGACATTACTCCACATAACAATTTTAAACCACCGCATACTACAGCAAAGACAACCGAAGGTAGCCCCACAGTATTTGCTGAAGGCGTTCCTGTTTTGCGAGTTGGATCTAGCACTACGTGCGGTCATAGCATCGTACAAGGCAGTTCAACTGTTTTCTGTCCATAAAAGAAAAATATGGCAGACACAGGAAAACAAAGTCCCTTAGGCGTTAATGTATTAGGCTCAGTATTACAGAATACTGGTCTAACCATTAATCCTGTGGCTGCTAGTTACATGGGCGCTAGTAAAACAAATAGTGATTATGCGTTTGGTAGTTTAGTACAGAACACAGTATTACGATTATTAACATGGGCTATCAATGATGGCTGGGTCCGACAAAAAGTAGATAGTGGCACATACAACAATCTAATTAGTATTGGACTACATCCTGTTATCACTATCCCTGCATTAGGTAATGCTAGAGCGCCAACATACATTGTTGAAGATCCTGCCGGAGTATGGACAACTTTAGCAGTAGCAAGTGGTGGTGGACTACCTGGCCCTGCAACATCAGGTTATCCTATCTCGGGCAATACTGGTCAAGGTCAAGAGGCAACTTGGATACCCTACGACACAACTAATCCTAATGCAAGTGTAACACAATGGGGTTATATTAGATTACATGCACTACAAGCATGGAACGAATTTAACTGGAATGGATCCAGTGTAACATTATCAAATCCTGAATACAAAGAATTCTGCGCATCATTTATGAATGCCAATGGATTTATTAGTTATTCTAATCAAGCCATCAATGCATTAAACGCTAGTAAGAATTTCTTACAAGGCGTTTATAGTAACATGGATGACTTGATTAGTGCTGATATCTCAGGTGTCACACTATCGTGTTATTATTTTGGTACAGATTGTATTAATTTAGGTAAAGTGATTAATCTTGCTGATATTGCAACGTTTGGATTACCTAGTAATCTATTGCGTAACTTGGGTAAAAATAATGCAGTCACTCAAGATTTAAGTTTGGCATTGATTGCCTCAGGATTATCTAGTAACGACATTGCTGCCATTACTACTGGTACTGCACAAAGTATTTCTCAAGCACAAGAACAACAAATTTACGGTGCGTTTTTAATTATCACAGGTGAAAATTTAACACATGTATTAGCACCAATGCAATGTAACACTACTGGGTTCAACACACTAGCAGATTTGTTAAATCCAATATACTTGTTCCCAAATAGTTATACATCATTAACTGTTCCTGTTTATAATGCAGAGCAAGGCTTACCGACTAATAGCAAAACATATTATTTGATTTATAGTAATGGTGGATTGAACAATGCATTGAATACACCTGCTATCAAGAGTTATGTTGGAACACAGTTACCAACTGGCACTCCACCTACAACAAATAAAACACTAAGTCCTAGTAATTATAACGTATTGCCAACTGGATTTGGTTCATACTTAAACAACATTATACCTGCTGATCAAGCAACAGCATGTGGTGCATTTAGTGTTGCTATGAGACAGATTCGCAATATACAATATTTTGACTTTCAAAAGTTTGCTAGAGTAGTACAAGGTATTGAAAACACAACAGGCTTAACACAAGTCAATGGCACAAACAAGCCAACTGATACCGCATTATCTACTGCTGGCAATACTATTTGCGCATTGGGCACAGGACCAAACGGCACATATACATTCTCAGATATGTTTGGTTGTATGTCTGGTTTACCTTATGCATGGAGTTTGATGTTTGATAGAATAACACAGTTACAAACAACTAAGTTACATAATATCTATCAGCAATTATTTTTAGCAGTTACGTGGAAGGGTGCAGTATTGCCTATCACACAAACTGTATACAACGTAGAAGTACAACCTTATATTCCACCGGATCCTTCAGCAATGCCACCCGTTGCTGGACAACCTAGAATTGACCATTGGTATTACACAGTAAGTATCACAATGAGTGATCCAGGTGGTGGTTATGGAAGAGGAACCGCTCCTGTACCTACAGTTACATTAACTCCAAACAATTGTAATGCATCAGTATCAGTTTTAAGTTTTGGACAAGATGATAACAATGCGGCTTCAAATGGTGGAGGAACGTTTGGTAGAATTACAGGAATAAATGTCAACAATGGCACTCCTTACTTATATCAAACAACAAGCGTTAGTCAACCTGACCCACCTGTACCTCCTACACCACCTGTAGAATCTGTAATTATTCAAAGTCCACCAACAGCAACATTGCCTGTTAATAGCAATGGTACTGTAGCAACAGGTGGTACAAACACATCAGGTACAGAAACAAATACATTGGGAGTTACAACACTTTTAGAAACAGGTTGGCCTACAATGGATGGCCCTGTACAAGGCTATATTGATCAAGCAAACGCAGAAATAACTTCAATTGAACAAAATAATATTGATGCATCTACACATTTGAACACTTACTATAATCAAGCAGGTGTGCAATTAAAGATTGAACAACGTGCTAGATATACAGGTATTGTACCAGTTCCAGTACCAAAAAATTATTTTATGAATGTCTATCCAGTAACGTGTTATGCGTTTGTAGATAGTGTACCTTCATTATCACAAGATACTAGCCCGCATATGGCTGCTCAAACAATTGAAGCAATTAGTGATCCTACTACAACAGGTGGTCAAAGTCTAGTTGCACAAGGAAGACAAGAACGTAATCAAAATAGATTACAAGTATTAGGTATCGGTCCTGACAATAATATGCCCGATACTTTGTCACCCACAGATTTAAAAACATTATTATCGAATGGTACATTACCAACAGCAGTACCCGGAGCAGGTATATTAAGTCCAAACGGAAACACATATACTAATCCCGCATGGCCTACTAATAATACATCATCTGGGGAACAGATTACTCCTGTACCTAAGGGAAGTTATGTACCACCGTCTACAGTTATCAATACTACTAATACTACTAGTGGAACGAATTCAACAGGATTCCAACCCACAAATGTAACACCTACAAATAATACAACATCAGTTCAACCTGGTGATGTTACCCCAATTATTACAGGTAACCCAAATCCTGTAGTAAATCCGTTGGTACCGTCTGGCCCTACAGTTATTACCCCATCAAACCCTGTAGTAATCATACAAGTACCACCAGAGTTAAATCCAAATAATTTACCCCCAAATTTGGATCCTAACTACACAAGCAGTACGTTATTACCAGCATCGCCTAGTATTTCGGCTGCTATAGATCAAGTCATAAAATGTAACTGCGACTGTTGGGTACACTAATTACCCAAAAGTATTGTAACACATTCCAATCTGTGTTATAGTAAACGTTGTTTAACCTATGATCGATCTTAGATCGGCAGAAAGGAGAATAAAATGGAGAAGTCGATAAATTGGGTTTATCATTTAATGGGACTATTTTTAGTCACATTTCTTTT